GTCCGCCCCTACAGAAGGCTGTATTTTTTCAATTGATTGCCGCTTGCGGCAATTTTTGCTTTAAAACCTGCCGCTTTTGACGGATTGTAAACGCCCCTTGAATTTGCTAAACTTATCTCAGATTAGAACAGACGTTCTAATTAAGGAGAAGCCCGGGTGACCAATGCCCTGACCACACACCCCTTACTGCGCTTTGCGTCGCACCCGGGTCTTCTCCCACCTGGTTCACTGATACACACTGAGGAGGAACACACCCTTATGACCGCCAGGAAGCGTCCGGAAGGCGAAGTTGGCTTTTACGTTGAACATTTCACCCCTGCTGAAATGCGGGACCTGGATCGCGCCTTGGGGGAATCGCTGCAGGGGGAGATCGGCATGCTGCGGGTCACCATGCGCCGGTTCTTCGAGCGGGCTGCCCGGGAAGCCGATGATATGGACGCCCTGGCGGATGTGCTGCGCGTGCTGGGTTTGAGCTGTTCACGCCTGGCGAAGATCATCCAGACCGAACGTTCTTTGCAGGATAAGCGCGCCGATGAGCTAGCTGACGCTTTAACCCACTCCATGGCTGCTGTGCTGGACGAACTGAGCAACGCCAGCCTGAATACGAACGGCGAAGGGAAGGCTTAGGATGGACGAATCGACAGCATTGCTGACCGAGCAGTTACGCCATGCCAATGCCCTGCTGCAGGCACAGATCAAAACCCTGGATGCCCGCCTGGCGCACCAGCAAGCCATGAACCAGCAGCGTTTAGCCATGCTGGAAGAGCAGATCCGCGACCACGAGACCCGCATTCGAACGGCGACGGAAGGCGTAACGCAGTTCAAGCTCTTCTCCGGGCTTGCCTCGGGCGGCTCGGGGCTGATGTCAATGGTGGCATTGATCAAGGCTTTTTTGGGCGGTTAGCAGATGACGAAACTGGTAGAGCTTTTAAAGAAACTACTACGGGATGTGGTGCTCTTTGTACAGACGGCGAATGGGCTGCAGCTGCGCAGCTACCAGGAAGCTGTTGCCCGGTCGGTGATCCATTCCGTGGTGCACGGCGAGGGCTTGAGCTTTGTGGTGATCTTCCCCCGACAATCGGGCAAGAATGAACTGCAGGCGCAGCTCCAGGCGTACCTGCTGACCCTGTTCTCCGCGCAGCAGCAGGAGATGGTGCAGGTTTCTCCTACATGGCGTCCGCAAACAGAAAACGCCATGCACCGCCTGGAGCGAGTGTTGAGCTCGAACCTGATCGTCAAAGACCGCTGGGAAAAGCACAATGGGCATATCTACCAGGTGGGAAGAGCACGCCTGACCTTCCTCTCCGGATCACCCACTGCCAACATCGTCGGCGCTACTGCAAATCTCTTGCTTTCGATCGACGAAGCCCAAGACATCGCCCTGGACAAATTCGATAAAGACATCGCACCCATGGCAGCATCAACAAATGCAACCCGTGTTTTTTGGGGCACCGCCTGGACTTCAAATACTCTGTTAGCCCGTGAAGAACGGGCAGCCAGGGCATTGCAAGAAAAAGACGGGGTCCAAAGGATTTGGAAGCTTACTTGTGATCATGTCGCTGCAGAGGTACCGCCCTACGGCGCTTTTGTGGCCGACCAGGTGGCTAAATTAGGCCGTAATCATCCCATGGTTAGAACGCAATACTTCAGCGAAGAGATCGACTCGGAGGGTGGCCTCTTTCCCTCCGAACGTCTCGCGCTCCTATATGGTATCTTTCCCCCGCAGGTCAAACCGGAACCGGGTCAGGTTTACGTTATGACTTTGGACCTTGCGGGGGAAGATGAAAACTCCGCAGATCCCGAACACCTCAAAAACCCTGGGCGTGATGCAACAGCGCTTACCATTGCACGGGTTGACTTAAGCACCTTAAACGATCCCGGGTTGCTCTTACCCTCCTACGAGATCGTTTATCGCCAATCATGGGTCGGGGTCAAACATACTGACCTTTACGGGCAGGTGCTTTCTCTCGCTGCCACTTGGCAGGTCAAGCATATTGTTTGCGATGCAACCGGGGTCGGGGCCGGTTTTACTTCTTTCTTGGCCCGTCGTTTTGGTGAAAAGGTGATCCCCTTTAGTTTCAACAGCAGAACAAAATCTGATCTTGGCTGGTCTTTCTTAGCCCTGGTCGACACGGGCAGGCTGAAAACATACGCTAGTCCGGAGCGGCATCAAGCCGCACCGGACGTATGCCAACCTCATGGGAGGTTGGCCCAGCTAAACGCTGAATTCTTCCAGCAGCTGCAAAACACCCAATACGAGATCGTCCCGGGTCCAGATAAAAAAATCAAATGGAGTGTGCCCGAAGGCGCTCGAGCCCTCGCATCCGGAGAGCTCATACACGACGACCTTATTATTTCAGCTGCGCTGCTATCCATACTCGACCAACAAAATTGGTCGGTTTCGGGTCCAGCTGCTGTAGTAAAAGCCCACGATCCACTTGACGACATGAAAGGCTTTTAGTTATGTCCGCTGATCAACTCGCTTTCGGAATAGACTTGTCACGCTGGAACACCAGCGCAGACGGAAAACAAAAAGTAAACTTCGACATTATTGCAAAACACGATCCCGAAGTTTCATTTATCGCCATGCGTGCTGGGGTCAGCTGGGGGTATCAAGACCCATGGTTCCCCTACTACATGTCAGAAGCTCGCCGGATAAACCGGATCCGGCTCGCTTATCATGTTTTATTTCCAGGCGAAAACCCAATCTCGCAAATGGATAATTTCTTCAAAATCCTGGGCGATATCGACTTTCAAAAGGTGCCACTGGTTTTAGATCTTGAATTGGACCATGGCCAAACAGTAAGACGCATCACAGACACAACCGCCCAGGCAATCAACACCATCATTAAGCGCACTGGTACCAAGCCCTTTATTTATTCCCGGGCATCATGGGTCAATCAATTTGTAACCGTTAGTGATCTCCCACCAGTTTACTGGTGGTTAGCTCAATACAGGTGGCCCCGGCCATACCCACTATACACACCAGAACACGATCCCCCTCCTACGCTGCCCGCCGGGGTCACCTCTAGCTTGCACTCTTCGAGCTGGAAGATCATGCAAACAGCCAGCAGAGCGCCCAGCATCGGGGCGCCCGCCCTTTATTACATGGACTACAACAGGTTCAACGGCAGCAAAGAACAGCTGCTTAAATTCGCTGGTTCCCCACCCAAACCGCTGTTATGCCCCATTGACAGTAAACCATGTCCTAGGCTGACGGTGCCTCAAGCACCATCAGCCGTATGCCTGGATCATGGGATCCAGGCCTAGGCTCACAGTTTAGCTTGCACTCTTCGAGTAGGAGGAAACATGCCAGAAAACTCACGCTCAGCGCCGTTCTCAAGGAGCCCGTCAGGGCGACGCAGTCCCCGAAGCGCAGCGGAGGGGACAACAACATTCGCAATAAAAGGAAATTGTAATGAATAATCCTTTATCAAAATTTATATCAAACATTTTCTCGCCAATTATTGAGAAATCCGTAAGAGAGCAGCTCACAGTAAGCGAAACAGACAACACTTTTTTCATAGGCACCCGCAGGTATGACGACAGCGAGAGAGATCGCCTTGATTACAACCGCACAGAAATACTTGAGCAGTGTTTGGACGCCTGGCGAGATAGCCCCCTTGCAAGGCGCATCGTAGAGCTCACCACGCAATATGTCATCGGGCAGGGTTTCGACATCAAACTAAACCACGAGCAAACAAAGAAATTTATAAATTCGTTTTGGGGTCACCGCCTAAATCGTATGCCCTCACGCCTGATGGAACTTTCAGACGAGCTCACCCGAACAGGAAACCTGTTCCTGCTGATCAGCACTGATCAAGCCGGCATGAGTTACATCAGGGCACTGCCAGCAACCAACATTGAACAAATCCTGCACGCTGAAAACGACATTGAGCAGCCAACCGCATTTATCACCAAAGAGGACGAAAATCTCGAGAGTAAAACATATCAAGCCTACAACCACAACACCGACACACGCACCACCGAAGGTGCATTCGCACCTGTGGTGCTCCACTACGCCATCAACCGGCCAGCAGGGGCGCAGTGGGGTGAACCTGATCTGGCGCCCCTGCTGCCCTGGCTGCGCAGGTACTCCGCATGGCTCGAAGATCGGGTCAGGCTAAACCGCTTTAGAAATGCGTTTATGTACGTCGTCACGGGCAATTTCAGCAGCGAAGCAGCTCGCAAAGCTCGCCAGGCAGAACTGGCAGCCAACCCTCCC